CCCAGACAAAATGCTAATGATAGAAAGCGCACAGTACAGCGCGCTTGACTTGTCGCGCCTTTGCGGAATCCCTCCTTACCTTGTCGGCGTTGCTACTGGCGCTTACGCTTACACAAGCTCTGAGCAGTCACGCGCTGATTTATACATTTTTGGCGTCAAACCCTACGCCGACTGCATTGCCAGCACCCTTAGCCAAAACAACGTTTTGCCTAGAGGCACATACTGCAAGTTCAACGCAAAAAATTACCTAGAAGAAAACTACGTGGCGGACGTTGTACCGATGCCAGAAGAAAACACCCAGGAGGAATTAGCATCATGATTCGCTTTAACGCAACATCGGTAACGCTCGATGCAGCCGCACCCGACGGCACGCCTAGCCGAACCATCACTGGCATTGCAGCCCCATACAACGTGGTTGCCACAGTGTCAGACGGAACAGAAATAATGCTGTCGCCTGGCGCCCTGCCAGTTGACGGCCCCAACCCAAAATTGTTTGTAGGCCACTCCGCAGACAAGGTAATTGGAACAGTTATCGCCCGCGAAGACACACCAGACGGCATGCTGTTTCAAGCCAAAATAGCCAAAACAGTACTTGGGGAAGAATCGCTACAGCTTGCTTTAGAAAACGTTTACGACCAAGTTAGTGTAGGAATTTCGCCACTTGAATTTAGCTACAACGAGGCAGGCGTCATGCTTATTGAAAAAGCAGCCTGGACAGAACTTTCCTTAGTTTCACACGGGGCATTTGGCGCTGGCGCGACAATTACCGAAGTTGCAGCCAGTTCCAGCACAAACCCCGAAAAATTGTGCAATACTGAATCAGAAGACCCGACAACGGAAACAGAACTACCGGAGGAACCCGAAGTGTCAGAGCCAACCGCACCTGAAGTTATTGAAGCAAACGCACAAAAACTGTTTGCACAGCCAAAGCGCCAATTTGTTATGCCAACTGCAGCCGAATATATGGCAGCAATGCACGCTGGCGGCGACACATTCCAAAACGTTAACGCTGCATACAAAGAGGCTGTGCGCTCACAGCAGACAGCATTGCAAGCAGCAGCTGGCGACGTGCTCACAACTGACACGCCGGGCCTTTTGCCAGTGCCAGTGCTTGGGCCAGTCTTTCAAGACCTCAACTTTGTGCGACCAGTTGTAAGCGCTTTTGGTGCACGTTCAATGCCAAACACACCAAGCAAAACCTTTGTCAGGCCGACCATTACCACGCACACTAGCGCAGCAACACAAACTGAAGGCTCAGCAGTAAGCGCAACCACAATGGTTATTGCTTCCAACACAGTTACCAAAACAACTGTTGCTGGCCAAGTTACTTTGTCAATGCAAGACATGGACTTCACAGACCCAGCTTCAATGAACATTATTCTTAATGACCTTGCAGGTGAATACCTAATTAAGACTGACGACATTGCCGCAGACAACTTGGTTGCAGGTAAAACTGCATCAGGTTCAACATGGACTGTTACTGCTGGTGACCCATCGTCACTTATTAGCGCATTGTATGACGCAGCACGCGAAATTGCAGAGGACAGTAACTATTTCCCAACACACTTGTGCGTATCGCCAGACGTATGGGAAAAGTTAGGTGCACAATTAGACAGCAACAAGCGACCAGTTTTGGGTTATGTCACCGATGGCATTATGGGCCAAAACTCAATTGGCAAGGTTGGCGGCATGGGCTACAACAACATGAACGTAATGGGCTTGCAACTTGTTGTAGATAACAACTTTGCATCTGGCACAATGCTTGTTGTTTACGCACCAGCCTTTGAGATTTACGAAGCACAGCAAGGCGTTTTGTCTTTGGTCAATCCATCGACATTAACCCGCACGTTCTCTTACTACGGATACTTTGCAACATTTGTTGCTAAGTCATTTATGGTCCAGGGAATTGTAGTCGCCTAATTAGAAAGGCGGAGCAGCTGTGGCTGTATACGGAACACAAAGCAAACAACTGCTAGACAACTACGCAGTTATACAAACGCTGACACCGACAGAAATAGTTGTGGGCCAGCAAATAACTGTTAGCAGTTTGGGCGCACCGTTTAATGGCACGTTTACCGTGCTTGACATTCCGTTGTATGAGTACATTGGCGTTGACGGGCAGTCAGGCGCGCTCATGTTTAACGCAAACGTGCCTAGAGAAAACCAAGTGTTATTTGCTTGCACAGGTGCAAACGTCGAGTACACAGTCATATATACCGGCACCGTCACCTACACCCAAAGCTGCACCTGGGTAACAATCGCCCAGCTAGAAACCTATTTGGGCATAGACATGGCTGACCCATCAGACGATTACACGTTGCTTACGCAGGCCCGCAACGCCGGCAACGATTTTGCGTATCGTCGCAGGCAAGAGTCAGGCTATGCAGACAGTTTGACTACTTCACCTGGGCACGACGTCACGCTGGGCACGCTCATGTACGCCGCGGCCTTGTGGCGTAGTCGAGGAAGCACTCAAGACACGTTTGCAACCTTTGACAGTATGGGGCAAAATAACGTTTCTGCAATGACGCCAGTCATTAAGCAACTGCTAGGCATTGACCGCCCGCAGGTTGCCTAATGGCTTATACAGACCTTTTTAATGAGGCAATAGACGACGTAACAGCAACATTGACAGCTGTTACAGGCTTGCGCGTAGTAAATGACGCAACCAAAATTGTGCCTAATTGTGTGTTTATTGACGCGCCTAGTTTTGAGACCATTGCCGGCAAAGGCAACATTGTGCGTATGACGTTTCAAGTCAAAGTCATCGGGACAGGGCCAGCAGGCCTGCCAGTACTACAGAAACTGTTGAGCATTGCCGCACAAGTGCTGGCAAGCCCAATAATCGTAATGTCTGGCCAGCCAGGGGCAGTCGAGATGGGCGGGGCAACGTACCCTTGCTACAACTTGCAAATGGCTTTACAAGCACAGACAGCATAAAAGTGTTACTCTTTCCACATAGCGCAGTGTTCTTTTAGGAGACAAAATGGCAACGACAACGTATCTCACAAACCCAACAGTCAACTTGGCGCCCACCACTGGCGGCACCCTTGTAGACCTGACCGACCAATGCAACAGCGCCACAATTACGCTTGGTTACGACAGTTTAGAATCAACAGCGTTTGGCGACACTGGGCATCGTTTTGTGCCTGGCTTGCAAACCGTTGCAGTAGACCTAGAACTTTATCTTAGTTATGGCGCTGGCGAAGTCGAGGCAACCCTTTACGCAAACTTGGGTACCGGCACAACTACTTTGCAAATTAGCCCAGCTGGATTAACTGAGGGCCCCAGCAACCCTGAGTACACAATTATTAACATGCAGCTTGTCAACTTCACGCCCATTAGCGGCGCTGTAGGAGAACTAAGCATGGTTACCGCCTCATTTGTCGGCGGAACTTTTGCACGCGATATCACCCCATAACTAACCCGACGCAAGGCGGCAGACATGCAAATAGTATTAAAAGTAGACACAGGCGACGGCCCAAACATTGTCACAACAAACCTTTGGTGCGCTGTGCAATGGGAACGCAAATATAAACGCAAAATGTCAGACTTAGCACAAGGCATCGGCGCAGAAGACTTGGCATATCTAGCTTGGGAAGCAAGCAAACTACACGGCCTTATTGTGCCAGTTGTCTTTGACGATTTTATTAAAAAACTTGTTGCAATGCCTGAAGTCATTGAGCAGGAAGACGTAAACCCTACACAGGCGGCCACAGACTAGCCCTTTGTCATTTACTGATGGAGACAGGATTTTGGCCGCCAAACATAGAGTTTTTAACGTCTGACCTAAACACTTGCATTAGTATTATGAACAAAGCAAGGCGCAAAGCATGACAGCAACAGTTGATACACAACTTGTAGGCATTCGAGAGGCTGTGGCCGCGCTTAACAAAATTGAGCCTGGGCTACGTAAACAATTTGCAGCAGAATTAAACCAGATAGCCCAGCCAGCAATACAAGCTACACAGCGACGATATGCGTCTCTAGGCGTGCCTTTGTCTGGCATGTCTCAGCCGTGGTCAAACAATGGACGCAAACTGTTCCCATACGACCCTACAAAGGCGTCTAAAGGCGTCAAAGTCAAATTGGACACA